GATAACATTAGAAGACATTGAGCATTATAGGACTTCAAAATTACTATAGTAAATATAAAAAAAGGTAAGCGTAAACCTAGACGTAAACGCCCTTCTAAAATTAAAGGGTATGATTCAATATGGGAAGCAGTACTACACGATACAATTTTAAAGAATTGGTTTCATCATACTGACAAAGTTTCTTATGTAACTGAACATACTTATGAACCTGACTTTGTAAAAGAAATAAAAGATAAAACTATTTTGTTAGAAGCAAAGGGCAGGTTTTGGGATCATGCAGAATTTAGTAAATACATTTGGGTTCGCAAAGCATTGCCTGAAAACACTGAGTTAGTTTTTTTATTTGCTAATCCTTCTGCCCCTATGCCTGGAGCTAAACGAAGAAAAGATGGTACTAAACGATCTCATGCAGAGTGGGCTGATTCTCACAACTTCAGATGGTTTAGTGAAGAATCTATTCCTAATTCATGGATAGATAGGGGAGCTAGAGAAACAGAAGAATTTAAACAACGTCTTGAACTAAAGGAGCAAGAATGAGCAGAGTGAGTATAGATGAGGTGTCGCCACAGGAATGGGATGCTTACAATCGCAAAAGGATCAACGCTATGAAAGATCCTAATAACTATAATAAAAAAGGCGAGACAGACCAAGAAAGTATTGATGCGTTAGATACAAAGATGGAAACAGATATTTTTGAACCTAGCAAATTTTACCATCATGAAACTGATCACATTAAAAATGTTTCTAATCAAATCAAAGATAACGTAAACAATCCTAGCCACTACAATTCTGGAGCAGTAGAATGTATTGACGCTATTGAAGCTATGTTATCGGAAGAAGAATATATAGGTTACTTACGAGGTAACAGTCTCAAGTATCGCTGGAGATTTAGATACAAAGGTAAACCGATTGAGGATTTACAAAAAGCTAATTGGTATGAACAAAGACTTATAACATTTATGAAGGAGAATAAAAATGTCTTGGGATCGAAAGGCTGAACGTAAAGAAAAATTTGAAAAGAAACACAAAGCTAAAACAAAACAACATCAAAAAGAACGAACAAGAAATAAGGAAGAAACACATGACTCTAACCGCAACTCAAAAAGTAGGTAAACAAATTTATTTAGGCATAGAAATTAATTATGATAAAGATAAAGAGTTAAATAACTTTTCTTTAGATACTCTTAAAGATAGATATTTCTGGAACAAAAATGGAGAAACTCATGCTCAAGAAGCTTTCGCAAGGGCTGCTATATTTGGCAGCACTTATAAGAATACAACTGATTATCTTTTGGCACAAAGACTTTATAACTATGCAAGTGATCGCTGGTTTATGTTTAGCACTCCTATACTTAGCAACGGAGGAACTAGCCGTGGTCAACCTATTAGCTGCTTCCTTAATTCTGTTGGTGATTCAAGGGATGGTCTCGCTAATCACTATGTTGAAAACATATGGCTTGCATCTGGAGGTGGAGGTATCGGTGGGTGCTGGTCTAGCATTCGCAGTAATGGTACTAGTACTTCTAGTGGCAGTAAGTCTACTGGTTCTATCCCTTTCATGCATGTCGTAGATTCTTTAATGTTGGCCTTCAACCAGGGTACAACAAGAAGAGGATCTTACGCTGCCTATATGGATATAAGTCATCCAGAAGTAGAAGAGTTTATTAACATGCGTAAAACTACAGGAGGAGATTTAAATCGTAAATCTTTAAATCTTCACAATGCTATAACTGTTAATGATCAATTTCTTAAAGCTGTACAGGATAACGCAGAATGGAGATTGATAGATCCTAAAAGTAATACAGCAGTTAAAATTGTACCTGCTAGAGATCTATGGTTTCAAATTATACATACAAGAGCAGAAACAGGCGAACCTTACATTATAAATTTAGATCGCTGTAACGAAGCATTACCAACTCAGCAAAAAGATTTAGGCTTAGAAGTTACTCAAAGTAATTTATGTTCTGAAATAACTTTACCTACAAACGAAGAAAGAACAGCGGTTTGTTGCTTATCTAGTGTTAATTTAGAATACTTTGATGAATGGAAAAATTCAAATGAATTTATAGATGATATGATAACTATGTTAGATAATGTCCTAGAACACTTTATTGAAAATGCAGTAGATACTAAAGGGCTAGGTAAATACAATGCAAACTACGAGAGGTTTATTAATTATGTTAAAGAAGGCCCTAACAAAGGTTTTACAAAATCCGCTTATTCAGCATATCGAGAACGCGCAATCGGCCTTGGGGCGATGGGGTTTTGCAGTTACTTACAGCGTAACGGAATTAATTTTGAGAGTATGTACGCCACAAGTTTCAATCATAGAGCATTCTCCCACATCAAAAACAGAGCTATTGAATCTAGTAGGCGTTTGGCTGAAGAACGTGGGGAAGCTCCTGATATGGTTGGTAGCGGTCTCAGGAATTCTCATCTTCTTGCTATCGCTCCTAACGCTAGTAGTTCTATTATATGCGGTGGAACTAGCCCTAGTGTGGAGCCTCAAAGGGCCAATGTATTTACGCACAAGACTCTTACCGGGAGTTACAAAGTTAAAAACAAATATCTTGAAGCTCTTCTCAAAAAGAAAGGAATAAATAATGAAGAAACGTGGAAGGATATTGCAGCTCATGAAGGCTCTGTTCAACATCTTGATCAACTATCTGAAGAAGAAAAGGAGATATTTAAAACAGCACCTGAACTTAACCAACTATGGATCGTTGAACATGCACACCAAAGACAACAATACATATGTCAAAGCCAAAGCATTAACTTATTCTTTACTTTTCCAAAGGCTACAGAACCCCAAGACGTTCATGATTCTTATTTGGAGTACGTTAATTCTGTTCATTGGGCTGGTGCTAATAAATTAAAGTCTTTGTATTATTTAAGATCTGATGCAGCTAGAGCAACAGAAAATGTTAACATTAAAATACCTAAAATAAATTTAGAAGACATGGAGTGTTTAAGTTGTGAAGGGTAAGGCTTGGATAATTTGGAAATACACCATAGGAAGTTTTAGTGATGATAAAACTGTAGAGCATGATAATGCTATAGCAATTTTAAGAACAATAATTGTTATAGTTAACTTTATAACTTGTTTTTTTATCATAGCTAACATAATTAATAAGTGGTAAAATATGAAAGTTAAGTTATTAGTGTTTGCATTATTATTTACTAGTTGTACTGTAGAAAATTACAAACCAAGTAAATGGGATTACATGTCACCTGAACATGTTAAATGTTATGAACAAGTAAAAATATGTGAGCAGATAGGTTCAAGAATGTTATGTGAATGTTACGCTTAATATAAAATTAATAAACTAGGAGAAACACTATGAGTGTAGAAGACGCGCAGTACTATGTAAGTGAAACAAAACAATTTGTATCTTACGATGAGTTTATCAGAAGTTCTTTAGATTGGAGATTATCTTTTGATAAGCTGACGGCTTACGATATGAAAGCCTCGATGGTAGAGGAAGGAGAATAATATGAATCCATACTTAAAAGCTTTAGAAATGAAGTACGAAGCAGACATTGAGATAATACAAGTTAATCTCAAAAACTATTTAGATAATGCAGTAGCAGTAGCGGAGCATCCAGATATTGTAAAAGATATAGATGATCTTGTTGCAGCGTTAGCTACCGCACAAGAAAAACTAAACACAATACAAGGAATGTTTTAATGAGCCTAACAGGTACTAGAGAATATTATAAGCCTTTCGATCATCCCTGGATGTTTGATTATTATGTTCAACAAAATCAAATGCATTGGTTCCCTGAAGATGTACCATTACATAATGATGTACAAGATTGGCAGTATCTTAGCGATAAAGAAAAGAATTTACTAACTCAAATATTTAGATTGTTTACCCAATCAGATGTTGACGTTAGTACAGGCTATGTGGATCGCTACATGCGTATCTTTAAGAAGCCTGAAGCACGTATGATGATGGGTGCGTTTAACAACATGGAGTCCATACACCAACACGCCTACAGTCTGCTACTGGACACTGTGGGTATGCCTGAGATTGAGTATAAAGCCTTTTCAGAATATGAAGCTATGGCTGATAAGCACGATTACGTTAACAATATCAAAGTTTCAGGTAAAGATAAATTAAGTATAGCTAAAGCTTTAGCGGTCTATTCAGCCTTTACAGAAGGGTTACAGCTTTTTAGTAGCTTTATAATACTACTAAACTTCCCAAGATTCGGTAAGATGAAAGGCATGGGGCAGATTATAACGTACAGTATAAGAGATGAGTCACTTCATGTAGAAGCCATGACTCAGTTATTTAGAGAGTACATGCAGGAAAATATAGATCTATGGACAGATGATTTTAAAAAAGAAATATATCAAGCCTGTAGAGATATGGTAGATCTTGAAGATAGATTTCTTAATCTTGTATTTAAGATGGGAGACATAGAAGGACTAACACAGAAAGAAATGAGTCAGTATATAAGATACATAGCTGATCGAAGATTACTTCAGCTAGGACTCAAGCCTAACTACAATGTAAAAGATAATCCTCTTACATGGTTAGATGATGTGTTAGGAGTAGAGCATCAGAACTTCTTTGAAGGGAGGGCAACGTCATATATGAAGGCGGGACTTAGAGGTAATTTAGAGTCTGTAAACTTTATGGAGATTGTGCAATGAGAGAAGGAAATATATTATCATTTAAAATACTAGTTGATTCTAAAGGGATGTTGATTACGGAGCTTAGTGGCTTACCTGAATCTGAAGTAAAGAAAGTTTTTGATACTGAAAATGATCGTGCAATTATACAAAAAATAATCAAAGAGGGTCTTCTAAAACTAGAGACCCTCCATGACTATTTAGAAAAAGAAATCCAGGCGTTAGGCTAACAAAGATATTGTAGAATTTTGAGAAGTATAATTCTTTAGTTGAACCCTTCCATCAGCAAACTCATAGTACACCGTTCTAAAAACTGTCTGTAGTCTATGTTCTTCCCCATGTTTTTTATCATGGCGAACTACTTCTACTGAGTTATGTTTAGCCCATGTACTTACAGGAACTGCTGCTGCTGTTGCTTCTATCATTTTATAGATTGCAAATGCATTTTATGTTTACACATTATTTTATGGCTTGTTTCTAATACAACATCAGAATGTTTATTTAGAATTTCAAACAAAGCTTTTGACAAATCTAAATCGTTTGAACCCACCATAGCTTCTGCTACGTGAGATACAACGTCTGCATTTGTTTTTATAACACTTGTTTCAGGCAGTTCAGGCCCTCCGAAAAAATCTTCTACACCCATCATTGATTATTCCTTTTATCTTTTTGTTGCTTAATTAACTCCTTTAGCTGCTTCTTGGTCAGTATTACTTG